GCAACGGTTTTCGTTGTCTCACGTATACTATTTTATTACTTTCCCACGTGTCGTTAAAGGGTACTCTTTCTATGCCTGAGAATAATGGGGATGGATTGCCCACTTCTATCGGCATTTTGGTCAATTGGAGGGGGTCGGATTTATATAAATCATGCCCCGTTTCGGCCCCTAGAGTGTTTAAAAGCCGAAATCCAATTTCTATAACAATTTTATTTCTGCCCACTGGAGACCCCGTAGTCCCCCCAAATTCTATGGCCATCGGTTGTAAAAAACCTGTATAAAGTAGCCCGATGTGGGCCTTGCTGACGTCGCGAGGTAATGTGACGGCACCGCTAGATACCGTTAGGTTCTCTATGGGAGCTCCATCGCCACACACTCCGACAGCTCGACCCTCAAGATGATCGAGGCCACTCAGAGTTGCTGCGGTAATGTACCAATCTCCTGCGGCCATGGCGCCAGTCGTATCGAAATCCTCGACTATCTGACACGTAACCGTGGTGGAATTGGTGAAGGTTTGGATTATAGCCCTGCCCTTCCCTACTCCGTTTATGGATTTCTTGCGGATCTCTGTGGTTTGTGTATCATCATCAGTTGCTAGAAAGACGCCAGCGCTGGCAGTAAATACCACGGCGGCTCCTGCCACTGCCGCAGGGGTCAGAGTGGCAGCAGCTTCCGCCCCCCTGGCCGAACCATCGAAGGTCAAGCCACTATCCAGGTGCATGTATTCTTTTTGGGCCTCCGCCATAGCTCTCAGGAATTTAGCTACATCTGCAACCTTATTCGCATCCCCAGTAAAGAAATCTATAAATTCCGGTATCTCTGCAGGGTCCTCCATGAAAGCAACTTCCCTACGAGTATTGCCATTGATAACTCTCTCAATGATGGCCCATACCTGATCTCGGTTGCTGGGGCGAGACATAGTAGAAACAGTCAAAAACTTATCCCCGTCTGCTGGATCGCCTGTAGTGTGACGGTGCCATCCGGCAATGCCCTCTGCGGGCTCGAAAGTCATCCCAGCTAAAAGGCCGTTATTCATGACTGACCAGAGGATGTCGGGCCTTCCGGACTGCCATGCGGTTTTTGCGATGCCTGATTTTGTGATGTGGTCGGATACCAAATTATGATCTTGGGGGACTTGACCATTTCGGTCAAACTCAAATCTCAAGCTGGTGACATCGAGAGCCCCTGCCTCCACGTAGAAAATATTGTTCTTCTTGACTATGCCTTGAATGTCAGCGGCTCCCTCTTTCTCCAGAGCAACCGCCTTGATACTTGTGGGGGTGACCGCAGTTCCAGAGGCGCTTCCGGTGATTTTAACTGCAGATCCAAAAGTTCCCGCCAGCAAAAACTCATCTGTAGCCGCCAGCCAGAGAATGGCGTTGACCTCAGAATCAGAAATAGCATTCGTGAATGCATGGTCGGCATCAGTTCCCAGAGTAAAGTCATCATACCGAGGATCTCCCGGGTTAGCTGCTGCAGGGCCGAAAGGACCCCGCGACGCCCAAAATTTCTGAGGGAATGCAAACTGCCCTCCATGCCACGCCCTGCCCTGAAATAAGGCCACTGCTGCGGGGAGGACGTTCTGGTTGGAGGAAATGCCAGCGCCCCCGTAAACCAGTCCTGAGGTGTCTACGGCGACCCCTGTGACCGCATCGAAGAGTTCGAAAGATACAGCGGCTACCACATTTTTCACTAGGTAGCATTGGCTATTCAAGAACGTCCCCATTGTGCCGGTGATCTCCTCAAGGAGAACTATCTCATCATCAACGAAAGGATGCCCTGCAGCAGCTACCACTGGGGGAGATGCTACTGTAACGCCGGTTACGACGTGAGGTAAGAGAAAGGGATCTGAGGTCCGAGTGTATCTGTCCAGGGTCCAAGCATTGTGGTCTGTCCGGGTGAGTTTCCGAGGCTCATAAAAAGGATGGTCGATATACATTATGTCTTTGGTCTGAGCTTTTTTCAGGGCGAAGAGATCAAGATCTTCCCGGTAGGGGGTATCGATCTCTGTGACCCTTGCGGTAGTTCCGGCAGTGAATGCGGTGAATGCGGTAGAATCGATGGCATTACCATCTATATCCGTCAAACTAAACGTGGACGCTCCAGTTTTAATTATCAAGAAGTAGGTATTATCTACTTCCTTCATGCCGCCAAGGCCGGTCATGTCCAAAAATACTTCGTCCCCGGTTGCGTACCCATGAGTTGGAGCAGTTACCACTGCGGGATTGGCCAGGGTGATCCCGGTTATCGTAACGGCATCATCGAGGATCAATTCATTATTACGGTAGAATCTGAATTTCTTATGGGTGACTTCAATCTGATAGTTCTGCTCTTTATTGAACTGAAATCTAAACAGATCCCCAACTTGGTTCAGGCGCGTATGTTTGACATGCCTGAATCCCGGGCGATAATCCCAAGCCCCTTGAGTTTCAATGATCCCATTTTGGGCTCTACGTAGACCATTCTTGTAAATGGGCAGTAGATCGCGCCCGTACATTTTCGGGGAGAGCTCGCCCCCAGCGAAGTTCTGGAGTGCTATATCTTGGAAAGCCATTATCTGAAATTAACTTTAGTGTTGTCTCGTCCTCCACGGCCCCTGCGAGACCGGACCCAAGCACTTTGAATGATATGTCTTGGAGGCCTTTCTTGGCCATCAATGGCGCGGGCTTGGGTTTGAACGTCCAGTAGATCTTGCTTCAGAGATTGTACCCATCCTTTGCCACCAACAAAATTGGAAGCTAAGGCGATAGCTAATTCAAGTTTCATTATCTGAACAAATAGAGGGTCCCATGTAGCCACAACTTCGTTATCAAAAATATACCGAACGTTGACTGAGTTTAAGTTGTCATCGTTTACAAGGAGCTTGCCTTGCTCGATTTGATAATTCTGTTTGTAGTCTATAAGGATTTCACCGTCTGTACCATAACGATTGATGTACCTCAAAAAATTAGGCGGGAATGTAAACTGTTTAGAGAACCCAAAGAGGGGAGTTGCAGAATCAGCAGTAATAGTATCCCGCTTGATTGCAAAGTTCCACATATATTTTCTTAGGTTCGCTCTCCGGATGTCTGGCAGTATTTCTGCAACCAGATTCTCGACGGGAGTTGTAGGGGGGTCTAAATTAACTACATTGGGTTCTTGCTTGAGACGTATCAACGCCCCGTTGGCGATGTCATTATTAGAAATTGATTTAGCTAATGCCATGAACTACCTCCTTAAAAAGGGTGGGCCTGGAACGACAACCAGGCCCACCGCCACTATGCTTCTGAGGTAAGCAAATTATCCTTGCCTATATCGACCCAGCCACGAAATCGTAGCTGCGCCCGAGCCAGCAGTATTCATCGTAATAGCGATGTCATAACTGTTTTTGCGGTTAGCCAAAGTGTGGCCAGCCAATAGATAGATAGGGAGGCCTACACTAGCGATACTCACTGTGGCCAAACCATCTAAAAAGTTAGTACGTCCTACAGCACTAGAAAAATTCAAACCATCAGCAAGGATGTCTTTGTCGATGACAGCGCCATCAACTCCATCTTGAGATGTTTCGTATAATCCAATGTCATAGTCTGTACCGCCAGTAATACCATCGGTATAAAACTGGAGTTCAGTTAAAATAGCATTCCAGGGGATACCTTTGACAATGCGTTTCACATCACCATCACCATCTCCCGAAACAGTTTCAAAAGTATTGCCAAATTCCCAAGTAAGGACTCCAGCATTTTCGGCACTATTGGCTTTCTTGCCCGCAGCGATTTCAGTGTTTACATAAACATCTGCCATGATAGGTTCCTTTCTTTACGCGGTTGTTTGAAATTTTTGGACCAAGAGGCCTTCTGTACGAACAGCGCCGAGCTCTCCGACAATTGTGACCTGCTTAGTTTCGACCAAATCAGAACGTTCCTCTAACTTGATACTAAAATCCTTAGACATGCCGTAGCACAGTCCTCGGCCAGTAATAGCAGCACAATCTCTTGTTCCGCCAGTAACATTAAGGATGGGATTAGGTACATCGGCACCCCAAGTGATGAATTTCAGTCCAACACCTTCAGAGATACGTCCACCGTCAACCACCGATCTACGGGTAAAGTCGCCGCTGATCAGTTCGATTTCTTGCATTAATGCTTCTTCCTCAGTTCCAGTATTCAAGAACAAGAGGTTTTCGTTGTTGTCTGTACTCACTTCATTGTTTGTCCAGAACTTACGAATCTCAAGGAGTTTTTCGTAAGTTGTTCCTGCCGTCGCATTGATAGTGCTACCACCATCTGCTGCAAACGCCACGGTTGTACCGAAAGAACGACCTGTTGAAACATCAGCGAACATAGCTTCGACACCAACCCGGTCAAATTGACGTTCCATGGCGCGAGTAGATGCTTCAGCGTAATCGCCTTGAGGGTCCGTCATACGGCCTCTCACATCAGATGCGTCAATAGGAAGTGTAACAACAAACCGTCTACGGCCGATTTTACGGCGTGTATGGTTGATGTCGTCAAATTGTTGGACTTCATATCTACCAAAAAGTTCTCTGGCTTCTACAGTGTCGATACCATCATAGGCAAAATCATCGCCTTGCATGGGCTTAACACGGACAAACGGACGAAGACGGGCTTTAATTTGTTGAGCTTTTACATGCATCATCGCACTGAATTCAGTGATCAAATGTGCATCTTCAGATCCATCACTCATTATGAGCCTTTCTTTCAAAATCACGTTTCATTAATTTCGGTAAAGTAAACCTTCAGAAGAAGGGCTCATCCTGCCAGATCCAGATGGTGCTGGGTGGTTTACCACCGTTTTGACGGGCTTCAGAAGAAGTAAACCATCACCAATATATTACAATATTATCAGTGATGGTACAAGTTATTTAAATTTGAGCTGTGCGACCAAGGCGTTTTTGGCAGCCACCGCAGCATCATGGCCCCCATGTGAGGGATTACCGAAAGCTTCTGATCCCATGATAGCCACCATTTCTGCCCGTATCTGGTCATTTGTCCTGGCCCCAACCGGTGCCACTGGATCTCCAGCAGGTACTTTATCTTCCCCGATATATTCTTTCTTACAGTAGATAGCGCCATCAAGGCTCTGTTATCTAGAGTTCCGACGTAATCCAAGAATTTAGGGTCTGTGTGCTTCTCGATTAAAGCTTTGTTGGAAGCCAGAACCGCATCAGCTTTATCCCCGTAGGTTTCAGATACCATGGTGTCGAACTCAGAATCTGCCTTGCCTTGTTGAGATTCCAACTCCCCGATCAGCTCGTTCCAACCCGACTCTACCATTTTGGCCTGGTTGGGGTCTAAATCCGCTTTGTGGAATATATCCTGAATACCCGACCTGAATTTAGCATCTTGTTCTGTGGGCTCGTATCCTTCTGGGTGCGCTTCCAGTTGATATTGATCCGCACTTTCTGGAACACCTCGGGCTTTATTGAAGGCTGCTTTATCCTCAGGCGACGCATTGTCATCTGGGATTCCTGCAGGTCTTCTACTCAAGGCAGCTTTGGTATCCTCATAGGATTTCGCAAAACCGTCCATGTCCTTGATTTCCTTCGCCCACCCTTTGTCACGGTAGATTTCTGGTAACTGATCAAGGAATGCTTGATTGTCTGGGGGAAGAGTATCCCCTTGAATTGCAGTTGGGATGGTTGTGGAAACACTTCCACTCTCCCCCGTTACTACTTCTGATGGTGCTGCTGCTGGTGCTGCTGCTGGTGTACTAACCTCGTCTGTCATAATGGTTCCTTTCTATTTGAACATGTCGTCGTAGGTGTCGTCTTTTATTCCATCTAAGGCACCGTAGACTTCTACAGATGCCAAGGTTTCTTTATCTAGTATCCTCCGAAGATTTAAATATAAATCTCGGCGGCCCTCGTTGTACATAGTATTATTATCCATGAACTCCCCACTGACGGTACTCCCCTGGACGCTATTCTTTTGATAGCCAGTCTCTTGCATCAGGTAGTGAAGGAGGATTTTCCCATCAGGGGAAGAACAAGCCCGTTTGATTGCAGCAGTATATTTCTGCTGGTATTTGCTGTTTTCTTTTTGGTGGTCTTGTCGTTTCTCTGATATTCGTTTTTTTATGCTTGCCTCAGTAGCTTTACTCATGGAGCGGTTCCCTCCGATTCATTAGTCGGGACCATTCCCGAATTACCAACTTGCTGGGCCATAGTAGCTGCGGCCATGCCTTGTTCTAGTTTCGCTGCGGCTTCAGCTTGTTGCGCCCTGCGTTGTCGAATTGCTTCTACACTTTCCTCGCCGCCTTTTCTGGCCCGCTTGATCTCGGAAGGTGCGCCTTGAATGTCAGCCATCCTGCGGATAGATTCATCTTCATCTAGATTATCCAGAGCAGAAGGAACACCGAAGGCTGCCAGTTGTCCAGCGAACTCCCAGGTTCTCAAAATACCTTCAGCCTCTTCGGACTGCATGATACGCATGGCAGGAGTGAAGAATTTGATTTGGTAGACATCTTCCCCTGCGATCATACGTTTTGCGATCTCATCTGGTATCAAGAGAATATTGGGCCTACCTTCATCCAACATCTGCTGATGCTCTGGGGAATCTTTAACGACACCTAATTTATTTTTCTCGAACGCAATATTGAATGTACGTTTGATCATTGGAGTGAATATCTCTTTGATCAACCTAAAGAAAACAGAGCCAAGGGTGGAGTTCCTTAGCTTGTTGCGAAGGTTGGCCTCCCCTAAAGTCATTTGTGTTTCGTTGTTAAAATCAAGAAGGCGGTCAAGGAAGAAGTGTTCGGTTATAGATCCATCTAATGTTTCTATGAGTTGAACAGTTTGCTTGATCTCTCCCACTGTGAACAGCGGGAATACTGGATTTTTCTCTGCGGCTCTACCGGACACATTAAAGACTGTGATACCTCCGGCAGATGAATCGAGTTCGCCACCGCCAAGAGAACCATCGTCGATAACCCCAAGTGGGGGGTCGAGGTTTTTCTCGATGGCAATCGTAACTGATTCCCAAATAGCGTTTACTTCCTGAACATCGGGGAGGGCGTCCATGCCGGGCGACCTGCCATACGTTTCTCGGATGAGTTTCCAGAAGCGACTGACCTTGACGGGCATCTCTTCGAATCCTGATTCTTTAAGAAGA